CTGAAACGGCAAAGAAGTACGGTGCTGATCTGGTCTATGAATATGAACCGCATAACATTGACAAGGATTTTTACGAGAATAATAAAGAGATTTTAGACGCAAAGTTTTGCGAGAGTGGAACCCGGCCCTGCGCAGGGTTTTGGTTATGGAAACCGTATTTTATTAACCGGGTAATGAATAAGGCTAATGACGGAGATTACGTTGTTTACGTTGACGCTGGCTGCGAGATAATAAACAACCTTCAGCACATCGTTGACGCAATGGATCAGGATATATTTTTATTTACAAACGGGCTTCAGCACGTTCATTGGTGTAAAAAAGATGTGATGAAGGCGATAAATGGGGGCATGGTACAGGATCATTTCCAACAAGTCCAGGCCTCTGCAATGTGGATAAAGGTTACGCCGTTTTCCCGTAAATTTATAAAAGAATGGTTGTTGTGGTGTCAGATGCCGGGAATGATTGATGATAGTCCAAGTATTTTACCGAATCATCCTGAGTTTGCGAATCATCGTTACGATCAGGCAATATTAACTTGCTTGCAGATAAAATACGGACTGAAAACCCATTGGTGGCCGGATCAGCGTTGGTTCTTATCGCAAAAATACCGTTGGCCTGATGACAATTATCCGGCTATGTTTATTCACCATCGCCGGAGGAATGAAGAATATTAAAATAAAAAATATGAAAGCAAAATTTCCGTATGGCCTCCAGCCTTTTAAATCCCCTGAATCATGGGGTAAGAAATCAAAAGTATCTCACATGACAATTGGCGAAGGAGAACAAAAAAGACTTGTAGGAATTAAGGTTGAGACAACAGAGGAAACATTACCGTTCCTGTTATTGATTGCAGAACAAATCCTAAAGGAGTAAACATGGCGATAAAATCTGCAAACATAGCAAGAGGCAGTAAATTTATGCGACCCTCTTTTTCTGTTTTGGGTTACTCTTATAATGCTCCAAGATTTTGATAATCGGGACAGGAGACATATCAACAGCCCTCACAGACCGGGAAGATGTTATCTTCTTTGCTTCCGGCGTATCGGATAGTTCCTGTCAGAATGTTGATGAGTATTACAGGGAGCAAAACTTACTTTTCAGACAGCCAAAAGATAAGCATCTTGTTTACTTTTCATCCCTTTGTATTTACTACAAAGATTCGATGTATGCAAACCATAAAAAGGGAATGGAGCAATCTGTAAAAAATCATTGGGCCAGTTATACGATTGTTCGACTCGGCAATATCAGTTGGGGAAAGAATCCAAAGACGTTAATAAATTACCTGAAGGCTCACCCGGAAGCACCAATACAGAATACTTACAGGCACGTTATTTCTTTGGAGGAGTTTAAATACTGGATGAACCTGATAATAGTTCCGGGTAGAAATGAAATGAATATCCCTGGTGTTATGTGGTTTGTCCCGGATCTTTTTAAAACTTTAAAAACTGAGGCATGGTTAGCGTAGTCATTCCGACATACGAAATGGGAGGCAAAGGAGTTGAAATGCTCAATGACCTGCTTAATTCTTTATGGGGTCAGAGTTACAGGAACTTTGAGGTCATCGTTTCTGATGACAGCATGGATTCAAAAATCAGCGACTATCTTATCCCTTTAAAATCGGTCAAGTATTACAGAAATCCTTCGAGCCCCGGCGCTTGCTCAAACCTTAACAATGCTATTTATCATGCAAAAGGGTCAATCATTAAGCCCATGTTTCAGGATGATCAGTTTTCAGATCCTGATTGTTTACAGAAGTTTTCGATAAAATTCGCAAGTCCAATGGTTTACTGGTGTGTTTGTACATCTGCTCATACTTCGGACAGAGGCGATCATGTGCCTTATTATAGTCGAGATACTTACGAACTGGCCAGGGGTTGTAATACCTTTGGCTCACCTTCAGCAGTAGCCTGGAAAAGAAACGATCTTACCTTTGACGAGAATTTAAAATGGTTATTCGATGTTGATTTTTATGCCCGGATGGTTCAGCAATTCGGCCAGCCTGAAATTTTAGATACTAAAGTTCTGATAAGAGAGTGGGATGGAATGGCAACGAGGACGATAGCGGATGGCGGGACGAGAGTGTCTGAATTATCGTATATTGAGAATAAGTTTTCTAACCTTCGACCATAAATAATCCGTACCTATTTTAGTAACTATTAAAAGAAAAAGTTATGAATGATCTTCTAAAAGAAAAAGTAATGAGAAAGGAACTTGACCAATCCTTTAAGCAACGGGCATACAATCAAGGTATCTGCCCTGAATGCGGCTCCGAATTAGTAACAAAAAAATACCAGGAGAAAAAAATTTGGAGAATATTCTATAACGAAGGACAGTTGCTGCAAGAAACGTATTGCCCGCAGAATAAACAACACTGTCATACGAAAATACATTTAGAAACTTGGTAACCGGTGAATAAAACCTCAAAAATATTAGATAACCTACCACCTTATTATTTAGAGGTAATATGGGTAGATAAAAACGGCAACAAGTCCGTTGGAAAACTTATTGAAACACCTGGAAGCTGGTGGGGTGCAATTTATAACAAGGTTAAAATTGAAGGGCATGAAAAATTAAGACCAATAACTGATTTTGTTTGCTGGAATAGTACCTCTAAAATAGAGAAAAAACAAATCCAACAGGGTATAAAAAAATTGTTATTACTTGGGAATAGAAAATAATGAATAAAACCTCAAAAATATACGTTGCTGGCCATTCGGGACTTGTCGGATCGGCAGTATTAAAAAAACTGCAAGAGGAAGGTTATAAATATATTATTACAGCCCTCCATAAGCATCTCGACCTTAGAAATAAGGGTGAAGTAGAGCAGTTTATTGGTAGCGCAAAACCTGATTACGTTATCATTTGTGCCGGAACCGTTGGCGGGATCGTAGCGAACAACACAAGACGGGCTGAGTTCATTTACGATAACACAATGATCCAGACAAATATCATTCATTCCTCTTATGAATATGGAGTAAAAAAATTACTTGCTATTGGATCGTCTTGTATCTATCCCCGCAATGCTCCGCAACCCATAAAAGAAGAATATCTTTTAACCGGCGAACTGGAGCCGACAAATGAACCGTATGCGGTGGCAAAAATTTCAGCTATTAAAATGTGCGAATCTTACCGAAGGCAATATGGATGTAATTTTATTACCGCTATACCTTGTAATTCATACGGCGAGCATGATAATTATGACACGGTAAATTCTCACGTTCTTCCTGCTTTGATTAAAAACTTTCACGATGCAAAAATAAACATGAAGCCCCATGTTATTATTTGGGGCAGCGGAACACCTTACAGAGAATTTATCCACTCTGATGACATGGCCGATGCTATATTTTTTTTAATGCAAAACTATGACGGGGAGAAGCCTGTCAATGTCGGAGTGGGAAAAGATTTGACTATTCAGGAACTGGCAATGATGGTAAAAGATGTGGTCGGATATACGGGAGAAGTTTATAACGATCTGTCAAAACCGGATGGAATGAAAAGGAAGTTGCTTGACGTTACGAGTATTAATTCTTTGGGCTGGACGGCAAAAATCGGACTGAGGGAAGGGATTGAAAGAGTTTATAAAAATTATATAAAATGATAACAGCATTAAGTATCGGTAGGGGCGGTCTTGGCCGTTTCGCTAACCAGGCATTCACAATAGCCGGGTGTATCGGGATAGCAATTAAGTCCGGTCAGCCTTATGGATTCCCCCGCTGGAAAACTTATGACAACGCTTTATTCGGTGAGCCGGTAGATGACATCGAAGATCATTTGGTAAATGAATTACCGAGGTCAGACGGTTTGGAGTTTCAGGACTACGGATATTTTTGGGGCTACAGAGATATTTTCTTACCGCAGGGTAATTTTTCTATTGATGCTCACATGCAAAGCTGGAAGTTTACCGATCATTGTATGCCGCAGATACGGGAGGTTTTCAGGTTTAAGGATGAAGATTATCAAAACGATTTCATCGCCGTTCACTACAGATGCGGGGACTACCTTTCAGACCCTACCGCACAACATCCACGATGTAGCCCTGAGTATTACAAAGAAGCCATGAAATTGTTCCCCGGTGAAAAGTTTGTTTTATTTACAGATGATAAGAAGGCAGCTTTTGAAATGTTTGGCGAATCGGTCAGTTACTCAGGTGAGGTTGATTATATTAATGACTTCGCTTTTATGAAACGCTGCAAATCTTTCATCATTGCAAACTCGTCATTCAGCTATTTTGCGGCTTTACTTGGCGAGCATCCTGATAAAAAGATTGTCATGCCTTCCCGTTGGTTTGGAAGTTCAATGCCACCTGAATTTGACACAAACGATATTTACCCGCCGGAGGCGATAGTGATATGAGAAAAAAGGGAGGTATATCATTCGTATTTTAGCCTCGATACATTTGTATCCGCCTATGCACAACTGCGGAAGTGAGTGGATGTTACACAACGTCAACCAGTTTTTAATAAGCAAAGGCCATGAGTGCCGGGTGATACTTCATTACTACAAAGACGATGCTTATATCTATGAGGGAGTTGAGGTTTTTCCTGCAACAGGTAATATAAACGCTTATATGTGGGCAGATGTTATTTTAACCCATTTGGACATGACCCAATTTACTATTCTGATGGCTCACCAAGCGAAAAGACCTCTAATACATTTTGTTCACAACGATATAGCTTATTCATCTATCCTTAACAGCTTCGGCGGGGTTAGTGCAGTTTATAATTCAAACTGGATAAAAAATAAAATCGGTTACACGATTCCTGGTTACGTTCTTCACCCTCCCTGTAATGTGAATGATTATAAAGTTGAATCTTCAAAAGAGTATATCACTCTTATCAGTTTAAACGAACGGAAAGGTGGTTACTTGTTTTATCAAATCGCTAAAGCCATGCCGGATAAAAAGTTTTTGGGTGTGGTGGGTTCTTATGATAATCCCGGCCCGCTGAAGATGCCGCAAATGGATATTATTAACCAGCTTATTCAGTTGCCTAATTTTACTTTAGTTCCGAACACTCCTGATATACTTTCCACTTACAGAAGAACAAGGATTTTGCTGATGCCTTCAGATTATGAAAGTTGGGGGCGTACAGCGACAGAGGCGATGTGTTCCGGGATCCCGGTTATTTGTACGCCCACAGAAGGGTTGAGGGAGAACTGCGGGGAAGCTGCTTTGTACGTTGGTAAACCGATTGAAGGAGAACCGGGCGAGGCGCAAGTGGACACAGGAAAGGTAAAAGATTGGGTGCGGGCGATCAGGAGTTTGGATAATGAGGAAACCTATCAAAAATATTCGTTACTTTCGATTAGCCAAGCGGTGAAAAATGATCCGCTGAAAGAACTGGAGGGATTGGAGGAATTTTTGTATCAGCAAGTAAATAATTATAAAGCAAGATGAATAAAGTAATACAAATATCACTCGACAACGGCAAAACATGGCATGATATGACGTGTATTGATAGTAAAAAATTTAATTTTGGTGCCCGGCCGCCATTGGTTTCAAAAACACTTTCAGTTGATGCTATTATTAACGCCATAATAACCAACTAAATTGCAAAATAATATCATTGACATCCGTAGAACCGAATCTTCCCCGACTGAGCCCTGTACTTTAGCCGAGGCAAAGGCGCAAGCAGTCGTTACTTATACCGATGACGATGCTTTAATCACGGCGCTGATCACTAAGGCCCGAAAAATTATTGAGAACTTTTGTAATATTTCAATAGTAACACAGTCCGTTACTTTAATCGCTGATCTTTATAACGAGTGGGAACTTCCTTACGGTCCTGTAACTGGTTTAACAGGTGTTCAGACCCGAACCGGAACTGAAGGTAGTGGCCCGGCTACTTACGCCACTCAGACTTCAGGATGGAGTACAGAGGGTGTTCAGTTTATGACCTTCACTCCTTCAGGGACAAGTTTCAATCAGGGGCCATTCCGGGGTTATTTTCAATGGGGGCCTTACGCCTCACCTGCAGGACAAGATCCTTATAATCGGTACAAGATTACTTACACAACGGGATATTCGACCGTTCCGGATGATTTGAAACAGGCGGTATTGGTTCAGATAGTGTGGCTTTATGAACACCGGGGAGAGGAAACGGATTTGAGTATTTGTCAGGCGGCGCAGATACTGGCAACTCCCTATCAAAGAAAACTTTGGCAATAACTCAATAAAGACCCAAATAATTAGGTCGGAAAATTTATGTTTTTCTCCAAATTTTCCGACCTTTACAGTGGCAGTATAAAAAATAAGATTCTTTTTCTTATAATGTAATAAACGTTATGTTACTTAGGTTGCTAATGGTAAGAAGCGGGGCGATTTTGGGATGTTTGAAAAGAAATATCGTACTTAACATAAGATATATTACGGGAAGGAAAAATATTATAAAGATGGGAGGACATCGTCAAGGTCAAGATGACCATAGTTTGCGTAAATATTCTCTTTCAGCCGTAGATTTAATTCTTTATAACGAGCCGCAAATTTCTTTGACATCTCTTCAAAAACTTTTGGGTTGTCCTTGCCAAGAATGACCTTAACATAATCTCTCATTATAGAGTTTTCTACTGTTATTCTAATTAGTAAATCAACAATAAGTCTTCTTTGTTCAAATTCGGAGATTGCAAATTTTTCATCCTCCATAAAATAAGTTTTAATTACTGTAATGAAGTTTCGCAGTCGCTGTATTCTATTTCTTTTCTCATCCCAAAATTGTGCGAGGGCAACCTATTTAATATAACGTGTATTATAAGAAAAACTTCCTTGCCACTGTAATTATTTGGGTCTTTATTGACGGTCCTATGTATTTCGTATATTTGGACTATGGCAAAGCGGTCAATCGGAAATATGAGAGAGTCGGTTGTGTTCCTTTCGAATACTCCCGTACCGGCGGCTGGCGGTGGATTTACTGACAATTACACAACCTTATGCACAACCAGAGGGCAGTTGATCAGCAAATCAGGAAGCCGTTCACTTTCGTTTGGAGTGGTTGCAGATAATTCCTTTATGACGTTGAGGGTAAGGTTTCAAACGACTTTAGCCAATGCGTTACGAAGTGATACGAAGATTGTAATTTCAGGCGATACTTATACTTTTACCAACTACACTCTTATTGATCAGAAAAAACATTTGTACGAATTTCAGATACAAGCGCAGGATAATTAATGCCAACCTCAATCACATTAACCGGGTGGAAGGAGTTTGAAACAAAACTTGCTAATATGCCTAAGATTTTAGAGGCAGAGATCGGCGGCGAGGTTCAATATGCCGGGGAGTATTGGGCAGATTTAGCGAAAAATGCGGTAGTCGAACACTCATTTGATACGGGCGGCTTGGCGGGCAGTATTACAAGTAAATACGAGGGCAAAATGGTTGCCGAGGTTACAAGTGCCAAAGAGTACTCCGCTTATGTTGAATGGGGAACAAAGGGGAGAGCTAACGTGCCCGGTGATTTATCTTCCTATGCCGCACAATTTAAAGGAAAGGGAAGCGGTGATTATTATGATTTTTTAAATGCTATTTTAGATTGGGTAATCAGAAAAGGCATTGCAAACAGGTATAGCATAAAAACGCATCAGCCATTAAAAATAAATATTACCAAACCCGGTAAAGGGGCGGTAGCAAAAGACGATTATCAAAGGCTTGAATCTACCGCTTACGCTATTGCCCTTTCAATTATCAGGCATGGAATAAGACCGCACCCGTTCTTTTTTATTCAAGTACCTTTGGTAGAGAAAAAATTATTTTCGGCAGTTGATAATATTTTAAAAACGGAACACTAATGAAAAGTATTAAAAGAAAAATCGTATATTTTTTTTATAAGAAAATTTTGAACCGACTTCCTCCGGGTTGGGGGCATATTGAATTATCTTGTAAAAAAGTAAATGGCGAGTGGAAGTTTACCGTTACCAAACTTACATTAAGCACAGACCATGCGTGATAACTCCAAAGCCCTCCGGGTCGCAATATTCACAGCCCTGACCGGGAACACCGGCGGGTATAATATGTACGATGAGAAAAGAAAAGTTTCAGCAACGGATTCTACCTTCATCCTCTTTACCACTCAGCAACAAACCCCGGACGTGGAAAATGATTGTAGCTGGATAAGTAAGTGCAGTATTGACATTGAAATAATAAACAAGACCGGCAGCGAGGTGTCAAAAAACACGATTGACGATATTTCAAATCAGATCCTTCAGGTATTGCTCCCGTCCGTTGGTGTAACAAACCTGACATCCGCAAACCTGCAATTCGGTTATGCTTATTGTGAGTCAATTTTGAGCCGGAATCTGAGCCTTTCGGAAACAGAATCTATCATGCAGAAAGTTATCAGGTTTGTGGTTCAGGTAACAGAACAGTCATAAATATTTGGTATTTAAAAAATACTTATCTTTATTTCCTAAACCGTACCCCCAATGTCAACCCCTACTACCGTACAGAGTAACCTCATACCGTTTGCTCTGTCAACTGACAACGTAACATATAAGAATGTCGTTTGTAAAAAAGCCTGGAATTTTAAGGGTACAACCCCGACAAGTATTGAGCAAACGGACTGCGGGCCACTCACCGGGATCGGTTCTAACGAGTGGTCTTTTGATTTTCAGGCGGTGTTCAATACAGCTTTCGCCGGGGCCACGGAAATGGGTTTGAAGGAAATACTCACTATCTGGAATAATCAAACCTATTCCTATGCGAAAGTTATCTGCCCCAATCCCGGCGGTACGCAATTCTTCATTCAGGGAGCCGGTTACATCACCAGTTTTGATGTAGCAAATCAGGTAGGCAACCTTATTACATTCAATGGAACATTCTCTGGAAACGGAGCAGTAAATCAATCTTAATGGCTGAGATAAAACTTTATCCCCGTAAAGAATTTGAAATAATTCTTGAAGACGGGACGGTAATTAAAGGACAGTTTGGGACGTGGGCTTTAAAAAGATTCTGCGATAAGCAGGGTTACATCTTGTCGGTAGCTGCCGAAAAACTAAGAAGTCCAGAAATAGGAGATATTGTCGAATATCTTTTAGCCTGTATCGAATATGTGTGTAAAAAAGTTCCGAAAGATTTCACTTATAACGATGTTGATTGTTGTTCATGGATTGACGAATTAGGTGGGGTTTATTCGGACAATGTATTAAAACTATTCAGGCACTCCGGCGATGAGAATCCAACAACCGAAGAAAAAAAAACGGACAGTTAAGCTGGGCTGAGATACAACGCATATTT